CGCGATGAACAGTGAGCAAATGAGCACCAGCGGATGCTTGCGGCGCTCATCAATCCTGATTGAACCATGTACGACGCCGTGCTGCTTCACTGCCGCATCCGCAAATCTTCCTTCATTGAGTAGCGTGTACACCTCAGACGCTTCTTGCCGGAATGCCGATAGCGTCGTGCCGTATTGCAGTTCGATTTGAAGCCGTTCCAGGTACTCGAACCGGCCCGCCGTGAGGCTTGGATGGATGACGTAAACCGTCCCGCTTTTCCCGACAAACGAATTGTCGGAAACGGAAGGATTTACAATGTTTTGTTGCGATTCTTTCAAAGTGGCGCTGTTTTTGTTGAATAATTGGCAAATTTAGCCCTTATTTTTGCCTTAACAAACAATGTGCCGCGCATGGGTGAAGCGGTGGTAAGACTATCCGAACCGCAGAAGTTTTTTCTCACCACGGCCAAAAGCACAAACCTGTTTTTGGCAGGGGTAGGAAGCGGGAAGACCCACACACTTGGTCTTCGCACCGGGGTAAGGATTCAACAATTTCCGAACGTATTCGGATTCATTGGCGCCAACACGTACAACCAGTTGAACACCTCAACGATGTACCGGGCGCGGCAGGTGTGGAAAGACTTGTTCGGATGGGTTGAGGGGCGCGACTATGTGATCGGGAAAAAGCCGCCGGCCAACTTTAAGACCGATCTGCACAACTTCGACGGGTACAACGGTATCGCGTCATTTTGGAACGGCGCCGTCATTTTTCTCGGCAGTTTGGATAACGCCAAGGCGCACGACGGCAAAGAGTTTGGATGGGCGGCGCTCGACGAAACGAAAGACACCAGGGAGGCGGACGTGAAAGAGACAATCGTCACGCGCCTCAGAATGCCGGGAATGTGGTTTGATGGGCGTGGCGCATTGGTTGGTGAAGAACCAAAAGGCGGGGAGGCGTACAACCCGCTCGACATATTTACCAGCCCCGCAAAAGTGCGGTGGTTGAATGAATGGTTCGGGCTGGATAAGTACCGGCCAGAAATTGAAAGCAGGATATACGACCGAAACGACTTCTTTTCAGTCGAGGAAGGTCACCGTTGCGTAGTGGTGAGCAGCACTTACCACAACGAGGCGAACCTTCCAGACGGGTACATTGCCCGCGTGATTGCGGACAATACCGAAGAGCGGGCCAATGCACTGATTTACGGCAACCCGTTCACGCGTACCGGAGGGGAGTTTTACAGTTCGTTTAGCGCTGTTCGACACGTCGGCCGCGTCTCGTTCGACCCAGAACTTCCGGTCCACATCTCGTTCGACCAGAACGTTGTCCCGTACATCACGGCAACGCTTTGGCAGGTTGCGACAGGACAGGATTCGATTGAACTACGCCAGATCGATGAGTTCTGCCTTCAAAACCCGAACAATACGACCGAAAGGCTGTGCCAGGCGATAAAAGCGAAATGGGGCGCGTCAATTCGGTCGGTATTTTTTTACGGCGACGCGTCAGGGCACAAAAGAGACACAAGGAGCGACGGAACAGATTACACGATTGTCGCCAGGGAGTTGAGGCGATACCTGAGCAATAACAGCGACAGGACGATGCGGCAAAACCCGCCAGTGATCCTTCGAAGGGACTTCATTAACAACATCTTCGACGGGCGCACAAAGTATCGAGTCCTGATTGATGAGCGATGCAAGGAAACTGTGGCCGACCTGACCTACGTAAAGCAGGACCCCAACGGCCACAAGTGGAAGGAAAAAGTAAAGGACGACGTGAGCGGCCAGAAATACGAGAAATATGGGCACACGTCCGATAGCATGGACTACTTCATTACGAGAATAGCCGGCAGCGATTTCGAAAGATTTTGCCGGCAGATTTAATCCAACAAATAAACACAAAAGCAGTGACTACACGAGAGCAGGCACTACAAAGGCTGATCGAAGTCGTCGGAGATGGCGCACGGCACCCGTTCTACAACAGGACGACGCAACTTGCAGCGCTGTACCGCAAACTTGTCACCGGCGACGGGCTCGACGATCTGCTCCGGCAGTTCACAATGCGGGAAAGCACGGAGGCCTTCCGGCAACGTGTCGCGATAACGCAGCACATCGTGACCTCAGTTGTCGCGAACATTATGGATGTGTTCTACAAAATCCCGCGCTCGAATTACCAGCGGATCTTGAGTTACGGCGCCGGTGAGGATCAAAAGGAGGCGGTTCTTGAAGAGTTGATTGGCAAATTCTGGGGCACAAAAACGCTTGACGAATGGTTCAAAACGCGCTGGTTCGAGATGATCCAGACCGACCCAAACGCTTTTGTAGTCACAGAGTTCGGCGCATTCGACCCAGCCAGGGGAGAGCGCGCAACATCCTACCCGTTTGAGGTTGATTCGGAAAGCGCCGTCGATTATCGCCTTGATAATAATGTGCTTCAATACATTATTGTTCGCGACGCATTCAAGGTTCGCAAGGCCAACAAGTCCGAAGCAACCTTCGAGAAATACACGATCTACCTTTCCAACGAGACGCTCGTTCTTACGGAAGTAGAGCCGTCACCATCGTTGCCAAACCCTCCCGAAGAGCGCAAGTATTACGAGGTCGAAGGCGGTGCGCTCATCCGATTTCAAAAGCGGCTTTTCTTTCTCGCTTTCAATACTCCCCACAACGCCGGTTATGTGCCAGCGTTTCAGGTCGGGTACGCCCGCGACCAATTTACGGGCGGCAATACGTTCGTCGCTCCGTTCGACAAGTGCGTGCCGATCCTGCTGAAAGGCATCAAATCTAACTCAGAGCTCGATCTGACGATGGCGCTTTCCGCATTCCCGTTTCGCGCCGAATACGCGCCGGCATGCACCGCAGATGGCTGCATTGACGGGCATCTTGGAAACGGCGACCTGTGCCCGAGTTGCAAGGGAACGGGGCACCAGTCGGTAACGTCAGCGCAAGAAAAACTTGTGCTTACTCTGCCTCGGCGCGGCGAAGAGTTGATCGACCTCGAAAAACTGGTAGTGTTCAAGGCGCCACCCGTTGATATTTTGAAATTCCAGCAGGAATACATCGACGAATTGACGCGAAAGGCCAAGTCGGTCGTATTCAATGCCGATATTTTCAGTCGCCAGCAGATTTCGGACACCGCGACAGGGAAGAACATCGACCTGACTAACGTGTACGACACGCTGTTTCCTTGTGCGCAGGGGTACGCCGAAAAGTGGCGCTTCCAGGTGTACGCCGTGGCCAGGTTCGCCTCAATCGAGGCCGGACTTGTGGCCATGCTGGTATTTTCCAAGGATTTCAAACTGAAAGACCTGACGGCGCTGCTTGCCGAACTGGAAAGCGCGAACCGCAGCGATGCGGGACCGGTGGTGATCAGGAACATTCAAGCCGACATTGCGCGGATCGTATACGCCGACAACCCGAAAGAGTTCAAGGCGTGGGAGGTGCGGGAGCGCTTCAATCCGTTCAGCGGCATGTCGGCCGATAAAATTTCCCTGGCGCTCAGCAGCGCATCTGTGCCGGCCCGGTACAAAGTGCTCTACATGATGCTCGGGGTGATATTCGACGAACTCGAGGCCGAACAGGAAGGCTTCTACATGAAACCCGTTGCCGATCAGCGACGGATCGTAAACGAAAAAGTACAAACATACCTCACAGAGGCACAGGGCGCGACACGCCCCGTGTTGGGTGTGAATTGATGCCATGACCAACGAGGAACTTATTGCAGCAATTGGCGAATGGGCGGTCGACTTCGAGCGCAGGATTGCCGAATTGGAAACAGGCCTGGACAAAAGAGTACAGGCTATGCAAAAAGACCTTTATGATCTGGTGCGCGATGTGTTGTCTGTTTCGCTCGACGTGCAGGAAGGAAGGCTGAAAAACGGGAAACGCAATGTGCTTAAAGTCGCACAACTCGAAGACGTATTTAATCGCTTCGAGCGCTTGCGGGTTCATGATGAACTGGCCGGGTTTTCCAGCGAACTGCTGTCGGTTGCCGCGCTTACCGGCTCTTACTTTTCCTTAATCGGCGAGCCGATTACAGAGGCGATGGAAGAAACGCAGGCCGACATTATCCGATCGGTCATCGGAGTCGACCCGCGCGGCAACATCGTGACGGACGGATACTTGCACCGGCTCGGGAAAAGCGCAGAGGTGCGGCAGTTCATTCGGGACTTCGTCGTGCAAAGCATCGTATCGGCACGGACCCTGAAAGAATTGTTCGAGGGACTGAAAAACCTGATTGTCGGTGCAACGGACGAAGATGGAGCGCTGCAAAAATATTGGCGCCTGTACGCGTACGATACCTACAACCAGGCGCACGAAATCGCCAACCTCGGAATAGCGGCTGAACTTGACCTGCAATACTTCATCTACCAGGGCAGCATCATCCAAACGAGTCGCAAATTCTGCGTGAAGCGCGCAGGAAAAGTCTTTTCCAAGGCCGAAGCGCTCACATGGAAGGACGACCCGGACCTGATAGACCCGAAAACCGCCGCCAGTTACAACCCATTCATCGAGCGTGGGCGATACAACTGCCGGCATTTTTTGAACTGGATTTCCGAAGACCTGGCCGCACACATGCGGCCCGAACTGAAAAAGAAATGACGCAAACCTTCACCATACAGGAAACGCCGGGCAGTAAACCGGTTGAGTTGCCGATCACGCACTACGGCGACGATACTTTCGTGTGGATTTTCGAGGTCTACGACGTCGACGAATCTGGCGTAGAAACCGGTAAGGACCTGAGCGGCGCACTGATCGAAATGAAGGTAAAAAACATGGCGACCGGAGAAAACGTGGTTGAGGTGAGCACCCACACGGGAGAGATCACGCTGCCCGAAGACCACACGCCACGCATAGAATTCACCGACGAGCAAACCGCCGATCTGGTTGTCGGGTGCAAAATGCGGTACGATTTGAAAGTAACAATTGGCGGGGTAGGGAAAACCTATTTCGTCGGAACATTCACCAGATTGAAAGACGAGGCATGAGCATAAAACTCAAAATACAAGAGCCTCGGGTGGTGGTGAAATTCCCTGCATCAATCCCGGGGCCTCAGGGGCCGCAAGGACTACCCGGTTACGTCGGAGCGGACGGCCCACAGGGCCCGCAAGGCACACCCGGCACTCCAGGCGGCCCGCAAGGTGTACAAGGCGCAACCGGTCCGCAAGGGTCGCAAGGCGTGCAAGGTGTGCAGGGCGTTCAAGGCGCACAAGGCGCAACGGGTCCACAGGGCACACAAGGCGCGACTGGTCTGGCTGGGCCGCAAGGCGATAATGGCGTACAGGGTGCGCCTGGATCGACTGGTCCACAGGGCGCGACGGGTCCGCAGGGTAGCCAGGGCGTGCAGGGCGCTACTGGCGCCACCGGTCCGCAAGGGAATCAGGGCGCTACCGGACCTCAGGGCACGCAAGGCGTACAAGGCGCACAAGGCGCTACCGGTCCGCAAGGCCCACAAGGAACTACCGGCCCACAAGGAACGACCGGAAGTCAAGGGCCGCAGGGAACGCAAGGCGCCACGGGATCGACCGGACCACAGGGCACACAGGGCACGCAAGGCGTACAGGGTGCGACCGGCAGCCAGGGGCCGCAAGGCGCAACAGGAAATACCGGTCCGCAAGGCTCTACTGGCGCACAAGGAACGCAAGGTGTGCAGGGCGCTACCGGTTCACAGGGTCCGCAAGGCGCTACTGGACCGCAAGGGAATCAGGGCGCACAGGGGACGGCCGGCGGCTCTACGTCATGGAAAGGCGCATGGAATAGCGGCACTTCGTATATCATCAATGACGCCGTTTCGCACAACGGCAGTTCTTATATCTGCGTACTTGGACACACCAACCAACAACCGCCAAACGGAACGTATTGGCAATTGTTGGCGCAGGCTGGAAGCCAAGGCCCGCAGGGCACACAAGGGACGCAAGGCACACAAGGCGCTACCGGCGCGACTGGCCCACAAGGGAACCAAGGCGCTCAGGGGGCGACTGGATTGACTGGTCCGCAAGGCGCTACAGGTGCGACGGGTCCGCAAGGAACACAGGGTGTCCAAGGCGCTACCGGAAGCCAGGGGCCACAGGGTAATACCGGAGATACTGGGCCACAGGGCAATCAGGGCGCTCAGGGATCGACTGGTTCACAGGGCCCACAAGGGACGCAGGGCAACCAGGGCGCGACCGGATCGACGGGCCCACAGGGATCGACTGGCGCGACCGGGCCGCAAGGCAACCAAGGGGCGCAAGGCGCACAAGGAAACCAGGGCGCTCAGGGCAACCAAGGCACTCAGGGATCGCAAGGAAGTACCGGATCGCAAGGCCCACAAGGCACGCAAGGGACGCAAGGCGCCCAGGGTGTTCAGGGGGTACAAGGTTCGCAGGGCCCGCAAGGCGTCGCCGGTGGTGGCGGCGGCGGAGGGGTGACAGATGAAATCGCAATCGCTTACGCAATCGCTCTCGGATAATGGCAAAACAACTAATGGGTAACGGCGCGAACGGTTACGCCTTCGACGCCTCGGCAAAAACGGTCACGTTTTCGGGCATCACGCTGGCGCCGCACCAAATACTGCTGATAAACAACGTCAGCAGGGAAACCATCATATACAATCCGTTTTCCAGCGGAAAAGGCTTCACCGCTTTTTCCAACGGGGTGCTGACGCTGGAATATGACACCACATCGTTTGCTGATGACGACGTGCTGCAAATCTTCTATGACAACAGCGATGATGTTCAGGTACTGCTGGCCGACATGTCGGTCGAGTTGAAAAACTTGTATTCCGTAATCGCCAATCCACCCTGGCATGACCAGAAAGGGGGCTTGATTATTGGCTCCGGAACAATAGGGACGGTTGCAACAATCACATCCGTAACGACCGTTTCAAATATATCACAACTCGGCGGCAGGACCGTACCTGACGCTGTAACCAATCCGCTACTCGAAACCGGGTTTATTCTTATACGAGACCGATTTTCATAATGGCTACGAATAACACTATACCAATGCTCGACAAGCCGCGTTGGCGGCCCATAACCCCCATGCCCTCTACAACAGGGGTGCCTTCGGCGGGTACGGCAGGAGCAGCATTCACGTCAGACATGCGGTCGAGAGGCTATGCCGATCCCCATGTTTTTTCACAGTCGCTCGCATCCAGCCTGATCCAGACCTATAATCCAATCATAGATGGGTGGTCAGTTCAAGGTATATCAACAGTCGGCGGAACTTTTGGGTCTGGAATTGGCTGGAAATTTGTGCCATCTCAGGGGCCCTCGGGGACCCTTGCCGCCGGGGCTACTACCACTTCGGTAGTGCTGTCCACAGCCTTACCGGCAGCGGTAGAAAAAAACCAGTTGGCAGACCGTGGGGACGGGAAAGGCTACATTATCCGGATTGTAGATAATGCTTCCGGGGCATCAGGGAAAATAGAGGAGCGCCGAATCATCGGCAATACCTCCGGGACTACGCCAACCATATACCTCGACGCGCCGCTTTCTTTCACGCCAACCACAGGGAGCCGGTACGAAATGCTCAGCGGAGCGCTCTACCTGCTCACTACCGGCGCGTCGAAAGCCTGGGTTCGGATTGACGTGGCCACAGGCGCCGTCACGTCATTATCGACAACGAACCTGATTGCCACGGTTGGAACGACCCATACAGAACTTGTTTCGCTGGATGAGCAGCACGTCCCCTACAATCGATTCCCGGGAGAAGGCTTTGTGGTCGATGCTACCGCCGTATATGACAATACGGCTAACTGGGTTAAAAAATGCCTTACTGCCACCGCAACAGCGGCTGGTACAATCACGGGGCAATCATCCGGAGGCGACTCGTGGCTGCCTGCCAACAAGTACAGGAATTTTCAGATCAGGATCGTGGAAGACACCACGACTCCAACCGCCGTTGGACAGCGCCGACGGATCACTTCGCACACTGCCGGGCCGTCGGTGGTGTACACCTTGGCATCCAACTGGACGGTGACGCCTTCCAGTACAGCGAAGTTTGTGATCGAGAATGACAACGACAAGATCATTTTCCTGACCAACTCAACTACGATATACAATTACAATATCGGCGCGAACACCTGGGACACCACCACATGGGCAACACGCGGCAGCGCGCCGGCGTCTGGTCTCGGGGCCTTCCAGACATTCGGTCTGGCATCTAATACGGTGAACTCGCAATCGGAAATCATGTCTTTGCGCTGCGCCGGGCCGAACGGGAACCCTGTCGATGTACTGGACATCGCCGCTGGTGCAACGGGAGTATGGTCGTCGTTCGCAATGACGACTACCAATTATACGACACCCCTGACCCCGAGCTCGACAGGATTTTCGTGCCAATACGACCCAATATCCAACGAGGGACGGTTCATGTATTTCGGCGGGGCTTTTTCAACGAACCAATCTCCTTACCCGGTATTCAGGCTCAACGTAGCACATCGGAACCTTAATGGGTTCGTGAATGTGCCGACGGTCATGTCATCGGTGACTGATGCTGTAACCAACAAGATGGCCTTGTCGGTGCTTTATCATGATAATAAGCATACGACATTTCTATTCATCAGGGTGCCGAGCACTGGCTCAGGCACCTGTTTCGAATGCGCATTAATTCAATGAAATATGATTTCAGTCACAGGGAACATCAAGATTAACCCAGGCGACAATGTCCTGTTCGAGAACCCAACGATACAGGTCGAGGCGGACGCCGAACTGCGAAACCGCGTGTGGGTGGTGAAAATTCGCGCCATCCTTTCGGCTCAATACACCGATCAACTCTCCAAAGAGTACACCGTGGCCGGCAGCTCATTCTCTCAGTACGACACCGGCGAAGGCGAATTTGCCAGCAATCTGGCCGGCATTATTGAGCAGTTCGTCATCGCGGACCTTGCCTCGTTTAACCCCGATGCGCATTTCGACATCCAATGAAAATATCCATTTTCACGCCCGTCCACCGTATCACACCCTACCTGCACGAATTGCGGGCGTCCGTCGACGCGCAAGATTGGCAAGGAGAAAAGGAGTGGGTGATCGTGCTGAATGGGGAGGCCCGCGACGCGGAACCGTTCGAGCAAGCGCCGGAATACGCGAAACTGATTCGCGCCGATCAGACCGGGAACATCGGATACTTGAAAGCGCTTGCCGTATCGCATTGCAGCGGCGACATACTGGTCGAAGTAGATCATGACGACCTGCTGACACCCGACGCGCTGCGATGGATTGCGCAGGCGTTTGAGAGCGCACAGGTACAGTGCGCTTTCTCGAACTTCCGGGAGTTCCTGCCCGACGGCACGGAAAACATCTATTCGCCGGCATACGGCTGGCACAGCCGAGAACTGCCAGGCGGCGGTACAGAAATGGTTGCGTTTCCTGCGCTGCCCCAATACTTGCGGCGCATCGAGTGGGCGCCCAATCATGTACGGGCGTTTCGTGCCGATGGTTACCGGAAAGTTGGAGGCTATGACACGACACTCGAAGTCGGTGACGATCACGACCTGTTGTGTCGGTTCTTCCTGAAATTCGGGGAGCAAGCCTTCGCGCACATTGACCGCTGCCTGTACCATTATCGCGTACACTCGAACAATACCAGCAACGGCGCAAACCGAAACGCGGCCGTGCAGGTGCAGGTCGACATCAACTATTGCCGGTATACGGAGCGAATGTTCTTGCGTTGGGCCAAAGAAAACGCCCTGCACTGTCTCGACCTGGGCGGGCGCTTCAATTCGCCGGGGGAATACGCATCGGTTGATCTGCAAGATGCCGACGTAATTGCCGACCTTATGAACCCGTGGCCGTTCGCCAATAACAGCGTGGGCGTGTTGCGGGCGTATCATGTGCTGGAACACCTGCCCGACACGATACACTTTGTGAACGAGGCTTACCGGGTATTGGCTCCCGGCGGGCTGCTGCTCATCGAAGTACCGAGCACCAACCACCCGGCCGCATTCGCCGACCCGACGCACGTCAAGTTTTTCAACACCATTTCCTTCGACTACTTCACTACCGAAGCCAAGGCGCAATTCATCCGGCCACACTACAAGGGCCGTTTCCAGAAATCCCGCATTGTCGAATACGCGTGGCCCGACGGCACACTGGTCGTGTCGGCGCAAATGATTGCACTGAAGGGCTGGTACGACGACCGATTTTGCGGCCTAAAAGAAATCTGATCACATGGTAACAGCAACAAACGGCACCATAACGCGAACATTCACCTGTCAGCAATACGCGCTGGCCGGTGGAAGTATTGCGGGCTGGGAAGTGCTCCAAGACACGTGCGGGAGATACACCAACCTACTGAGGTCGCCGTTTGCCAGCTTCGGGATTGACCTCGGGGAGTCGGAGCGTGGCCGGTGGTATTTCTACTGGGGCACGATAACGGCCGGCGTCATCACATTGCCAACCGACTTCACCCTTCCAACCAGCCCAGAGAATGTTCGCGTCACGATTCGCCGCATTCAGTATTACCAGAGTGAAGACGGTATTACGCGTGATTATGTCGTGAATTACGACGACCACACCATTGATTTTGAACCGGCCCTGGCCAATCTTAACGGGCAACTCGCCCTTGTGGAGGTATTCAGATGAGAAACGCCCTTATTCTTGTTCTGGCGCTTTTTTCGGTCGCCGCATCGGCACAGCGCCCGTTCGACCCGATACTGGAGACGCAGATCACCACAACAATGAACGGCGTCGTGATCGCCACGGCGCCAGACATCACCGTGGCAACGCTTTCCGGTTTCCTGCTGTCTGGCGATACGCTGTACAACACAGCAACGAATACGGACGCCCAAACATTCAGCGCGACAGGATCGACGAACCCGAGCCTTGTTGTTGCTGGCGGAACGGGCGGCGGCGGAACAGTGCAATTGTCAGGGGCCGGAATCACATCGGTGAGTTATGCCGCCGGTGTCGTCACGATCACATCAACGGAGGCCGATGGAAGCCCCACGAACGAGGCCCAAACCCTTTCGGCTGGCGGCAACACATCGCCGACTATTTCATTGAACGCCATTTCAGGGACCGGAGGCGGAACAGTAACGTTTTCAGCGGGCACAGGTATAACCCTCAATCAGTCCGGCGGCACAATCACGATCACGAATAACGGCGTATCGAAATGGACAGACGCCGGCGTATTCACCTACCTGACATCCACAACCGACCGCGTGGTCGTAGGCGCATCAACCGAGCCGAATAGCACCTACCAGTTTCAGGTGTCAGGGGCAGGGTTCTTTTCCGGCGGCATTCGGATCAACGGACCCATCAACGCCAACGGATTCAACGGCACAACGGCTCAATACCTTCGTTCCGGCGGCTCTGGCGCTGCTCCAACCTGGGACACGCCCGGCGACATCACCTCGGCCACGACCGGCGAGATCGGCGTAACGAACGGCACAAATGCCGCCTTCACGACTGTCGATCTTCGCCTTGCACAACAGGGCGCAACGAGTGGCCAGGTGCTGAAATGGAACGGTATCAAGTGGGCCCCAGGAACCGACAACACCGGATCGGGCGGCCTTACGGCGGCAAACAACGGTCTTTCCGTCACCGGCACCACCGTTCAGTTGGGTGGATCGCTCATTCAGGCAACCACCGTTGACCAGGACGGATTCCAGCAGACATGGAAGGATGGCCGCAATGTTTTCAGTCGCTACAACAACGCAACCGGCAACGTGTCGGCTACTGTCGTGATTGAAGGCATCGGGGCAAGCCCAAACACAACCGGAACGGCCGAAGACGCGGCGCTTGTCGTCAAGGGATACAACAACGGCGGCGGAACGGCTTACGCGAACGAGTTGGCAGTCGGGCAGTACACCACAGCGGCAACAGGCAACTGGATACAGGTCCGCGACCAGACCGCCAACGGAACAGAATACCCCATCCACATCAACCCGAACGGCGGCAAATTCATCGTCGGCACCAATACCGTACCCGGTCCATTTGGCTCCGTGTATGCGTCTGGACTATCCACGACCGGCAGCGACATCGCAAGTGTGGCATTTCACGTCGCAACGACCGGCGAGAGTTCTACTTACCCAAAACTCAGCCTTGGCACCAACAACACGCGGCAAATGCAACTGTACTACAACGGTACAGACGTAGCCAGCCGCGTAAATAGCCTGATTGCCGGCTCAACCATCCGCTTTTCGGTTGGGGTCAATGAAAACGACGACAAGGTCATCATTATGTCCAACGGCGCGGGCAGGCTCGGGGCCGGCTTTGCGTCAACAACGGGGCTACACTCAACACTTCAATCTTCGGGGTCGTTCGCGGCTGGCATTTTGTTGACCGCCGGCGCTCCAACATTCGACGAAACGAAGTTCGCGGTAGGATATACCGGGGCGAGCCCAGTCACGTGGACGCTACCAACCGCATCGACTTGCACAGGCCGCGTGTACGTGCTCGCCAATAAGACATCAAACACCGTAACCCTGTCCAGTTCCATTTCGTCAGGACAAACCACGCCCTGGAGCACCTTGGCAAAAGGCGAATGGGGTATCATTTTCGCCGATTCTGCCGGCTGGCAGGGCTTTAAAGTATCGTCATTATGAGAAAACTCTTTTTTATCGCGGCCTTCCTGCTGCCGCTTTCGTCTTTCGCAACCATTGACCCGGATGGGACATTCACAATCATGTCCGGCACAAAAACCCAGTTTGACGGGTCGTGTACCATCGAATGTTATCCGACATACCAGCCAGACCTCGACCAGGTCGTCGTGGATGTCCGGGTTTACTATTCTGGCACCCAGGTAGGCGGCACAACGCTCACCCTTTCCGCCGCACACGTTGCCGGATTTACGGCCACAGGCACGGGCGAAGTCGAGCAGTTCCAAAACGCCGTGGAACAGGCCGTGGATGACTACCTCGAAAACTTGGCTGAAAACAGCGGCGTAAACTTTTCAATCACATGACCATCACATGAAGCAACTACTCGCAATTATCGCCCTTTTCTGCTCGATGTCCGCATTGGCTCAGCAGACCATTGCTTACAGTATCGAAACCACGGCGCGGCCAGACTCTTTCTTTCTGGTCGAAACCATCACGCAACCGACGGATGGCTCCCCGCGCGCAAACGTGCAGGTGAATTACCACCTGATGCGCGACACATCCGAACTCAATTACCTGCAAAGCCGCCTGATCAGCTCAGCCGAAGAAGCCGAAGCGCGCGCGGCCGAACAAAGCGCCCGGGCGCAAATCGCTCGGGCCCAGGTGGCCGCGATACGCGCTGCTCAACAATCCGTGTTTTCGCCGCCCGCACAACCGCCCGCAGAAACAAAAAAGCCGGCGCCGGCCACACCCCCTAAAAAATCCAACAAAAAGAAAAAGTCCTGACGATGCCAAGACAAAAACCTCACCTCCTGTCCCTCCATGTGATACTGCGGAAGCACTCCGTGGACCAGATGCTCTTTGCGTTCATGCGCGGCGTACTGGTCTCCAATCCATCTATCCCGGTTCGGGAGGCGGCCAGGATGTTCGAAGAGGCGTTTGGCATTCAGGATTTCGAACCGGAACACGCTGCGCAGATGTATTACGACTTATTGCACGAATACATGAGACAGTCAAAAATATTTGAACATGAAAAACACCATCACCGCGCAACACCCAGACGGTCGGGTGATCAAATTCTCGCAAACAAACTGGAATCTGCTGGGGCCAAATAAAGGCGGATTCGTACAGATTTCCACAGACGTGCCGGAAGAAGTCTCGAAGGCTATCGAGGATCGGAAGGCAGAATCTCACGCAAAACCGCCGGTAAAACGGCGCAAAAAAGGACAAGATGCTACTGATTGAAGAAAAAAAGACCGGCGCAAGGCGCCAGATAACTGAAGAAGCATGGGAAAAACTCAAGAACGAGTTTGGTACCGCGCATAAATACCGGCTGATAGGACCCGCCGAAAAGGGTCAGGTCAAAAGCCCTGAGCCGCCGAGCGAAGTATCGGCAGACCTTCGAAAAAGGAAAAAGGCGGAACCCGTAGAACCGGAAGAGCAGACCGATAAGGTAGACGCCGATGACAATTAATTTTAAAACACGGCCATACCGGCCAAACCAGCACTATTTTTGATGAAAGAACTCATTCTTGCGTTCCTGTCCAGGGCGTACAATATGGACACTGACAGCGTTGCGGACCTGCTGTTGAAAAAATCCGATGACGGGACATACACCGACGAACTCGTGGACGGCGCCCTTGATGCGCTCACTCGACTCGATACGGAACGCGCCGGTAAACTCAAAGGCGATGGAAAGACCCAGTTCGATAACGGTTTCAAAAAAGCGCAAAGGGAAGTTTCCGAAGCATGGGAACGGAAAATGCGCGCAAAATTCGAACTGGATCAGGCGTTGACCGGAGACGACCTACTGGAAGCACTGGCCGAAAAAATGACGGCCGGCAGCGCAGAAATGCCCGATGAGCAAATTCGACGCTCAAAACTCTACCGTGATCTCGAAAAGGCTGCCGCCGACCGCGAACGATCCGCGCAAGAACAAGCCGAGGCCAAGATTCAGGAAATCATCGCCGCGCAAAACAGGAAGGAAAAACTCTCTTCTGTGCACGAAAAAGCGAAGTCCTGGCTGCTGGCCAAAAAGCCGGTTCTTGAAGCGAATCAACTGGTTGCCGACCAGCGAATCGCCGACTTCCTCCGTGAACTCGAACAGTACGACTACGACGAAGATTTGACCCCGTTGAAAGACGGAGAAATCCTCAAAAATCAACACCAGCATCCGGTCAGATTCGACAGCCTGCTGGAAGCGATTGCGTCGAGACGGTTCGAATTCATGACGCAGGACCCGAAAGGGAACGGCGGAAACAAGAACGATCCCGGAAGGAGCGGCGCGACGAGCTTGCCGCCAATTCCGAAAACAAGGGAAGAATTTGAACGGCTCTACTACGACATCCCGGCATCAGACAAGGACGCCCGAACAGCATTCGCTAAGGCTTACGAGGAATCTGCCAGGAATCAGTAAGGCCAGAACCCAAACACAAAACACGCTACCTTAATCATGGCAATTACTGCTTCCGTACTGCCGCTGTTGCTCGAACGCGTCAACGGCACCTGGCCCGACAACCAACACACCGCCGATCTCGAAGCGGATGTTGATGTGCTCAATGCCATCAGCGAAAACCAGACCTCCCGCGTGGATGTCATTATCTCCAACGAGAAAGAACGCGACGTAAAAGTCACGTGGATGAAAACCTGCCCGCCCGAGCCCGACGACTGCGCAGATTCCTGCGCGTTCGATGGCGAAGAGGCCAGCACCGACTCGCAGACCTACGCGCTGTCGAAGTGCCTTGAAACCGAATTCAAGGTCAACATCGACGGCTGGTACAACAACGAATTCGAGGCAACCGACGCCGTCGCACAATTGCTGCTCGCCCACATGGTCGGCCACGCAAACGCAGCTGCAAAATATGCGGTCGGCAAGATCAACACTTTCGTCGGAGCGCACCAGTACACCAATGGCGGCGAATGGACGCTTTCCAACACCAACACGCTGGCGACGATCTCAGCCGACAAGTGGGGGACACCGATGTTTGGCGGGCTGCTTCGCGCCGCAAAGAAAAACCGCATGATGAATCCATTCCTGTTGTCCGGAGAGGCACTGGATCAGGAGTTTTTCATGGCCACGACGAACCAGCCCAACGCCGACGGGAAAGGCGACGCCAACCGCATCGGGAAACTTCGCGCCTACTTCGATCTCATGAATATCGAAGAAGTGAACGACGACGACGCCAATTTCTACGTGTACATGATTGCGCGTGGCGCCCTGGCTTTCGCAAGTAAGGCCCGCTACGATGCGCGCCCACTGGAAGTGACTGGCCGCGACGCACACACCCGCGTCATGTTGCCGAATCGCTTCTTCCCGAAACTGCTTCACGACGTACAGAAAACGACGCAGTGCTCCGGCGGCGCCACGTACGAGCACTGGAAAATCAAGTCCAAACTCGACGTGTTCCGCAATCCGCTGGGCTGCACCTCGACCCAAACGGGCATTCTGAAATTCGCACGCCCGACGGGCATCTGACCAATCCGACCGTAACCGTATTTCACTGAACAGGCCATCCAAAACTCGATTCATTTTCATGAAAA